CCGTACTTTCCTCGCTGGTGAGGACCTGTCTGCCGCACAATACCATTTCGTAACCCTTGAGGCCGATGGTTTTGTTGACCTTGCAGATGCTGATGCTGAAAAGTGCATTGGTGTTCTGTGCAATTCCCCTGAATCTGGTCAGGCTGCAACTGTGGCTCTTGACGGTCGCGTTCTCGTTGAAGCTGGTGGTGTTATCACTGCTGGTGATGAAGTTGTGACTAATGCGGCTGGTGAAGCTGTCGAACTGACCACTTCGTCCTCGGCTACTGCTGTCACTATGGGCTATGCCCTTGAGGACGGTGTCGATGGTCAGATCATTGCTATTGAACTGATTCAAGGTGGTAATGCCACCAACCAGTCGTAATCTAGAAGGATAACCAATAATGCCTATTCTTACTCCCTCGGCGGTCCATCTGGATAAACCGCTCACTAACCTGACCATTGCCTATGTGCAAGATCAGTCGAACTTCGTTGCTGACAAAATCTTCCCTGTTGTCAACGTAGACTCCCAGTCGGACAAGTACTACATCTACGACCGTGGTACTATGAACCGTAAGGGTGACGTTGCTGAACTGGCCCCTAATACTGCTGCCAACGATATTGAAATTGCTCTGTCGAATGACAACTATTTCGCTCGTGTCTATGGCCTGCGTATGCCGTTTGGTGAACAGGTTCTGGCTAACGAAGATGCCGCTCTGGACATTCGTATGGCTGGTGCCACTACCCTTGTCAACCGTATGCTGATCCACCGTGAAAATCAGTTTGCTTCTACGTTCTTTGCTGACAACGTATGGGGTACTAACTGGGATGGTGTTGCTAACGCGGACAATGACACGGCAATCGAAGTCACCAACTGGGATGACTACGCCAACGCTACTCCAATTGAAGACATTACTCGTCTGATGCGGACGGTACAACTGAAGTCTGGTGGGTTCAAGCCCAACAAGATGGTTGTGTCGAAGGAAGTTCGTGACGTACTGATTAACCACCCGGATATTCTGGCCCGCCTGAATGGTGGTGCTACAGTCTCTAACCCTGCTATGATCAACGACGCTAAGATTGCTGAAATCTTTGGTGTCTCTCAGTTCTTGGTCATGGAAGCTGTTGAGAATGACTCGGCAGAGGGTGTTGCAGAAAGCAATTCCTTCATTGGTGGTAACCACTGTCTGTTGGTTCACTCGCCTGACTCTGCTGGCCTGATGACCCCGATGGCTGGTGCAACCTTTGCATGGAACTCCATCCCCGGTGCATCGAACCTTGGTGTGACCGTGGAATCCTTCACTGGTGACTACCTGCGTGAAATCCAGATCGCAGAACGTATCCAAGTTAAAATGGCGTACGATATGAAGGTCACTGGTGCAGACCTCGGTGGTTTCATCAACTCCGTCATCTCTGCCTAATTCTTTGTAGGTAATACTGAGGCATCCGGGGGTAATACCTCGGGTGTCCTCCACCAAAAACTCATCATACAAATTGGAGATATATAATGGCACTAAAAGAAGGACTCCACCCGTCCTATTTGGGTTGGCAAGTGGATTGGCCTGTATTCGTCAAAGTACCCTTTAATGCTTTTGGGCAGCAATGGCGAAAGAGTCAACCTTTTAACTGGCATGGAATGTTTGGAGCGAACCCAGAGAAGATTGCTCAACTCTATGCACAAGGTTTCATCTACCACAACAAAACTCTTGAGGTAGAAAATAAGGTTGGTGACCGTCTCAGTGAGATGAATGCTGAAGACCTTCGTACTCTGGTAGTTCGTATGAACACTAAAGTTAAGTCTGTCACTACAACCGCTAAAGAATTTAACCAGAAGAAGTGTAAGCAATCTAAATACGATGACAAACAACGAGGGCTAATTCGGGCTTTCCTACGTAACAATGACTGGATTGTGGACTACTTCTACGAACAACGTGACGATATCCTCGGAGAGTAACTTTTATGGCTTGGACATACGACAACAGCGACCTAGCAACTACTACTGCAAGTGGGCGCTTGAATGCTGTCCGTCTGTTGGTTGGTGACACTGATACTACTGACCAACAGGTCCAAGACGAAGAGATTACTTTTGCTTTGTCTGAGGCACAGGACAATGTGTACTTTGCAGCCTCTTGGATTGCTAAAACTATCTCCAGTAAGTATGGC